ATGACGATTGAACCGACAGACGCGCAACGAGCCGAAGTTGCGGCCATGTGCACCATGCGCGGGCTTGACCCTGTGCCTAGCTGGCTGGTCGATGAACTCGCCCGCACCCTAGCCGAGCGCGATATGCTGGTGGAGGCGCTGGAGAAAATCGAGCGCTTCGATGGCTTTGGTGGGGCAGATGCAGAAGTACAAATGTCGCACTTTGCCAGTCACGCCCTCGCCCACATCAGGAGCAAGAGCAATGACTGACAAGCACATGAGAGACGGCGATCTTGAGCAGATGCTTGTCGAAATGACAGACGAACTTCTTGCTCAAGCTAAATTCACAGGCCCAGACTTTGCTGTCGCCCGTGAGGTCGAAATGGAGGACGGGACCGTGCTGGTTTATGCCGTGAGTATCAGAGGGGGTGGCAATGACTGACGTGACTGTGACGCAGGCGATGCACAAGGACGCCGAAGCGCTGGCTGACCTCATTTGCGGATGCGCAACGAAAAGCCAGCATCGGGCCGATGTGCAAGCGATCATCGGCGTTCTCGCCCGCCACGCCGCCCAAGCGCGGGCCGAGGCGCTGGCAGAGGGCAAGCTGATCGGCGCGAGGTTGATGCAGGAGGCGGCGAAAAAAGGAGTGTCATGTCCTAGCGATAACCCCGATTGGGCGAAGCGTGTCAATCTTTCGCGTGGTGATTATGTCTGTGCATGGGAAGATGGCCACGCAGATCACAACAATTACATCCGCGCCCTTGACCTCGCCGAAGTCGTGAAGGGAGGGGCGTGATGGAATGGGAGTATACCGCAGCCAAAGCCGCCGAGATCAAGCAGTTGCGGGCGGTGGTGGGCGAGGGTGAAGAACTGCTGGCGCGCCAATGCGTCCACCCGGAGCAACTGGTTTGCGGCGAGTATGGGATGCCCGAATGCGGGTTGCGCGCCCAGCTTGCCGAGGCGGTGGCGATTATTGGTGCCATAAATCAACACGATCAGTCGAACTTCCACGGTGCAAATGGCGATAAGAACGCCCGTGCAGCATGGCGCGGCGTTGTCCGCAAAGCCCGCGCTTTTCTTGCCAAGCAGGCCGGTTGACAATCTCACCAGCATCGCGATTTTTCTGCGAATGGGTGTTGACGTTATACACGGATGGTGTATATTGAGCGCATCAAGAGCGGAGGGATGGCCCACCGCGATAGGTAAGGAGACCTCAAATGATCAAGTTGACCGCCAAACAAGAACGCGCTCTGGCCCGCATGGCACCTAATGTCGCCGCCCGCCGCCGCAAGACTATGATGGCAGAGCGTGAACTTGTTCTGGCATCTCGCCATGACGATGCAGTGATTGCAGCGGGTCTCGGCAGCGAATTCATGCTGAACGGATTTCGTGCAAGCCTTCGCGCTGGCGTGGGTAAATGAGAACCCTCTATGCCGCTTGCCTGTCCCGCCTCGGCCTATCGCAAGCCGAGGCGGCAACGCTGCACGGGGTGCGTTTGGATACGGTCAAGTCATGGTCGGCGGGCCGCAATCCAGTGCCGCAGGGCGCGTGGGATCAATTGCGGCAGGCAGAGGCCGCAATCATCGAGCGCGCCGAGACAATCCGCGAGGCATGGGAGTTAAATGGCTCGCCGCCGATCGAGATCAACACGGACGGCGCAGACGCCTCCAGCCTAATGGCCGCTGCTGATTTTGTGCTGGGCAGTACCGGGCCGGTGCATGTGGGTGAGACGGCTGCCACCCGCACGGCGCGACAGGCGCGCAGGCCGGTTGACGACCGCCAAACCCCCATCCGCTAACATCAACCCCGCTTGACGCTCACAGACGATCAGCAAAGGGCCGCCCGGTGAGAGCGGCCCGTGTTGTGTCACGGCAAATACGGGGACAGCGCGGTCATAATGCCCGCCGCGTAACGGTCGGACAGATGCGCCGTGCCCCGGTCAATGGGATGGCCGTCACCGCCGAGATAGCGCCCGTTGTTCGACCCCCAAATGCCGGACGCGCTGTTGTAGCCCCATGTGATGATCGGCGGAACAGCGCTGGACGCAGGCACCCAGCCGTGGGGGTACTGGTCGGTCGCGGCGAACACATCGTACCCCGCCTTGATCGCCGTCTCCGCCGTTGTCAGGTCGCTGTTGTCGATCAGCGGAAACACGCCGCCGCGCAGGATGACGCCGGTATTCCCACCCGCCCGAATGGCCTGCATCGTGGCTGTAGTTGCCGCCGTCAATTGCGCGGACGTGTATCCATTGCCGGTGCGATCATTGACCGAACCTGCGATAAACCACAACGCCGGATTGAGCGCCAGCGCTTCGGCAATCCGCTCACCGTACTTGTAATAGGACGATCCACCGGGATTCAGCTCACCCGTCCCGCCAGTCGAGAACGACCACATATCCTGAACGCCCAGCGTCATCGCCAAGCGGTTGCACACGTCATTTCCGGCCAGCCACGGCCCCCAGCCAGACCCAGCAACGGTGCTGTCAGAGATAACCACCCCGCGCATGACCTTACCCGGCTCGGTCCAAACCTGCGCCTGAGCGTCGATCTCAACCCGGTTGAATGCGTCATACCCCTGTGCCGACAGAAAGATGACATACCGCCGCCGCTTCATCGCGGGCCAGGTCAGCGAAATATACGGGCTGGCGAGCGGAAAGCCTCCCGGCTTGATGAACCGCAGCCCTTGGCCGTCATACTGGTCAACGGCGATCCGCCAAGAGGACGTTGAGGTAGATCCAGCCGCGTCAATGACAACCCGCGAACTGTCGCAATGGAACTCGATGCGCCGCCCCGGCGTGTAGGACGGTGTTGCGGCCTTGGCGTTAAAGCCGGTGGGGATCAGTCGGTTCGCACCGTCATAAGCCGCATACGCCCCGAATAGCGAAAACGCAGACGGAATGTCCTTGTATTTCCACGAGTAATTGCCATAGGCCGGGTCGCTTGTGGTCTGCGCGACAGTCGGCGCGGTGGCGTCATTCGTGCTGATTTGTGCGGGTCCGACATAGGACCACAGAACGGTGCCATCGCTGGCATAGTTCGTTACGAACGAGGGGCCGCTGCCACTTGAAGCAGTCGTTCCAGCCTGTATCGCAGCGTACCAGTAGCCGTTCGCGGCCACCATATCGCCACGCGCAACGGTCATGCTGGTGGTCCACGCGGGCGGCGCAATCAGCGGGGGGCGCGTATAGACATTGCCCGACTGCGACTGACGAAACGCAGCGGCGATCTGACCGAACTGGTCGCGGTACGCCCCCACGCCTTGCGCATTCAGCGCCAAAGCGCGGGCAGCCTCCGCCTCGTCCCGCGCATCAAAGTCCATGGTCATTGATACACCTCATAGGTCAGGGCGCCGGAGGTAAGGGTGGCCTCAAGGCGGTAGATGGCTCGGGAGCAGGTTTCCTCGGTGATCTGGGCATTGACGCTGCCCGTCCAAACACCCTTCACCGTTCCACTCCCGGTCGTGATCGCCTGCCATGTCGAGCCGCCATTGATCGAGCGTTTCAGCTGGACGCTGCCGGCCCACGACCCTGACAGGGTGACCCAGATCGGACGCGCCAGTTGCGGCGTAAACTCCCCGCTGTTGCCGGAAGCCGAAAGCGTGCCACTGACCGGCTGACTGGTGGCGGCGAAGGCATCCATACCCACAACCGAGACGAGCTGAATAAACACGCCATCGCCCAAATCCTTGTATGTGCGATCTGCGCCAGCAAGGGCGGAAACTTGAGATACCATCGGTCAATCCTCCACTTTGGCGACACCAGCCGCGATCATCCCTGCGGCCCAGGCACGCAGTTTGATGAGGTCTGCGGTGTTGGCGGTGCAGCCGGTAACGTCGGCGGCTGGGACGGCCACCAGCTCGGCAGATAGGTCTGCGCCACCGCCACGCGGGGCAGCGTGATCGGCTCCGCGCAGATCGGCCGCGCCGTGGCCACCGACAGCGCCGGGTGAGCGCAGCCCGCCAGCGCCACCGCCAGCCCGGCCAATGCCAGCGCTGAGGCCCACCACGCACTGTCCAGCAGGATGCGCAGCCGCATAGCGGCGGGCGGCGGCGGTGACGGCGGCGTCAAATTCGGCTGATCCATGATCGATCCCTTTGGCCAAGGCCGCACTGATCGCGGCGGGACGGTGGTTTTCGGTGGCCTGCGCGGTGGCGGCGGACTTTTGCGCGGCGGTGATTTCGGCGATGGTCGCCTCGGCCGTCAGCGCGCGAGGCCGCCACCCCTCCACGCTGACAATCGGCACGCGCCACCAGATCAACGGCAGGCTGATATGCAAACCGTCAATGCGGACCGTCTGGACGCCACACAGCGCGAACAACGCCAGCACCAGCCAACCCCCCGCCCGGTCCAGACATTCGCGCCACAGGCCGCCCAGCGCGGCCCACAGCCGCCACGCGCGCACGGCGGCCCAGATCGCGGTGGCGGTCATGCCGCGTTGCCCGCCAGAACAGCCGCGAACAGCCACCCGGCCTTGCAGACCACATGGATGGCCTGATCCTGATTAAATGACAGTCGGCCCCGGCATTTGGCATCATCAGTGATCCAGTGGATGCAGCCCTCGGCCAATGCCAGCCACCACAGGCCGGTGATGATCGCGACAGCCGCGCCATGGATGGCGCAATGGGCCGCCATCGCCTGCTGCCATGGCACACCGGGGATAGGCGCAACCCGGCTTTTCGCCTTGGCCAGAAAATCGCCCTGCAGCGGATAGTCGCAGATGAAATGTGCGCCGATCAACAGCACGGCCATCATCGCGGCGCTCATTCGCCCGCCCCCGTCTGGCCCACTCCGGTCAATTTGGGCTGTTGCACCACCCGCGCCACCGCGATCGACACGGCGGCCACGATGGCAAAAATCTGGACATATTCGGGCGGCAACGCGGCGCGCACATCATCCGGGATCACCGGCCACACGATGCCGGGCAGCGCCACCAGATAGGCGATCCGCACCGACCACGCGGCCCACAGATGCCGCGCCCAATTTTCGATCAGGGTCAAACGCATGTCGGCCTCCTATGCCTGACTGATGGAAACAACGCCCCCGGCGGCCACCTGATAGGGGCGGACGCTGGCGGGCTGTTGATGATAGGGCGGGCGGCGGCGGTCGATGCAGCGCCATTTGGGGATCGTTTCGATCGCCACCCGGTTGCCCTGATTGCCGCCCAGGACGTGGTATTGCTGGGCATCTTCGGCCACATACAGGCCGACATGGCCGCCACCGCCCTTGCGGCTGAACACCAGCACATCGCCCAGCGACACGCGGTCGGCGCGGGTCCCGAATTTGCTCCAGTTGCGCGCCCACAGGGGATCGGCCACCACCGGCTTTCCCGCGCGGTGCGCGCAAAGGGCCACGAACAGCCCGCACCACGGCACGTCATCGTCGGAAAGTCCGGCCACGTTCACCCCGGAGGCGGCCAGCTCGTCGCGCCAGCTGATGATGGTGGCGTTCGATCCATGCCCCACCACCTCGGCCACGCCCAACAGGGGCACGGCCACCGCGATCATGCGCGGGGCATCGGGCGCGGTCAGATGGGGGTATGCGGCCAGAGAATTGCTCATTGCTTTTCCGCTCCGAAATACTTGTCCGCCGCGCGCGCGACCAAGCGGTCGAGCGTGTAGGGACCAAGGTAACTGGCGATGATCGCGGCGGTGACAGTGGGTTGCAGGTCAAGATGCCACCACGCGCAGCAGCCATAGGCGACCCAGCCCATGCCCAGCGCGATGGGCAGATCGAACAGCAACGCCGCAGACCATGGCTTGCGATTGCCGCGCTGGACCTCGCGCGCGTGGAACATCAGGCGGCCCAGCATTCCCGCGCCGCCTGTCCAGACATAGGCGTCCGGGATGATCGCCGGATCGCTCATGCCGGCGCCTTCACGCGCCACGTGATTTTATGCAGCGTGCTTCCAGCCGTTCCGCCGCTCCACTGCACACGCACCTGAAAACCAGCAGCAGTGATCGTGCCATCAATAAGCTGAGGCCAAGTGTCGTAATCACCATTCGATGGGATCACGCCTGTCAGTTGAATATCGCCTATGCTTGGCACATGCGAATATTCAACCGGGAAAGATACCGTGAACGGCCCCTCGCTCCCACCGGGGACATAGCCCCACTGTTCAAGGAAATAGCCGCCAGAGCCATCCGGAAATTTATGCCATCGACTACTTGTTCCACTGCCACTGGTTATCGCGCTGGCCGCCACAAAATAGCCCGTGTCCCGTGTGGATGCCGTCCCTAGCCCCAACGCACTGCGCCCCGCAGCAGCATCCGCCGCCGTGCGAATCTCCTCGCCAACGGTCGTTTCATCAGCGTGATAGCCGTTCAGCGCGGCGATTGACGTGGTGTGGCCAGCCACGGTGGTCGAAAGACCATCAACAGTCGCGTCAAGCGCAGCCAAGTCAGCGGTTTCGGCGAACTGCCCGTCAAATGCCTCCAGCGCCGCATAAACCGCGTGCGAAGTCGGGACGCGCCGCGCGTTGTCCGTCAGCGTGTTGCTGATCAGATACGGCTCCTGCGCCTGCGCGATCAAGCCCTGCGCGTCGATATAGGCCCGCACAGCCGCCCGCACCGCCGCATGGCCAGCGTCGTTCCAATGGGTATGGTCGCCGCTGTCATAGGTGGCATTCAGCGCCGTTCCAGTGCCCACCAGCACGGCGTAAATGTCGATCACCGGCCACGCCTGCGCCTTGAGCCACGCGTTGAACGTGGGCACGTTGGCGTTGCCGATGGGCGGCGCGGTCAGGCAGATCGGCGTGATACCGCCCGCGATCAACTGGCCAATCAGCGTGGTATAGTCCGCCTCGATAGCCGAGAGCGTGCGGCCCGCGATGAAATCATTCGTGCCCAGTTCGACAAAGGCATACTTCGGAGCCATCGCCACCACCGACGTGACCGCATGGTTGCTGATCCAATCGGAGGTTTTCGAGGACGGGGCACCGAAAATCAGCACATCGCCCGGATAATCAGCCCGCAGCAGCGAGGCCCAGCCATTGGCATAGGACGCCGCCTCCCGGCCCTGCGTCAGGCTGTTGCCCAGACACGCGAAGGTGGCACCGGCGTAAGGCGCACTGACCTTGAGCGCGGTCAGAGACATCGCGCCCGACACAAAGCGCACGCCCAGCGTCGAGAACATCCGTGGCATTTCGTCAGAGGTATGCGCAAACACCTGCGTCTCGGTCAGAACGTGGTCGGCGGTCGCGGGATAGGTCCATGTCGCGGTGACCTGATTGCCGACATAGGCATAGCGCACGCGGATCGATGCGCCCGCCGAGAAAGCATAATAGCTGCTGTCGCTCGCCCGGATGGCCCCAGCATTCCACAACCGGGCAAAGGCGCGAGTGGCCGCGCTGGGGTGCGCCTTCAGCTCGGCCGCATACAGCCCCAGCGTATTGTTCACAGCGCCCACCAGTGCGCCCGTGCGATCGGCGGCAGGGAAGCTGGTCAATGTGAACGTGGCGTCCACAGTCACCGCATCGCCGCACCATTGCAGCAGGTTCCCGTCCGGGCCCTTGATCATGCAGTCCAGCGCCTTGTCGGTGCTGGCATTGGCGAATGCGATCGATCCGCTCGCCACCGTCAGCGCGGCATCAGCCGGATAGGACAGGGCCGTCATCAGATCACCGCCCGCGCTGTCAAACAGCACCCCGTCAGCCGCCGGGACCGGCGCGCCATCGGTCGAAGCCTGAACATGGACCGTGCCAGCCAGCGTCCCGGTCACAGCGGTAAGCGATGACACCGGCGCAGTCTCATATGCCTCAGCCGAAACAGGCACATCAGTGGCGATGGACACCGCCACGAACTCATAGCCAGGTGCCGCCGAGATCCGGCGATAGGCTGCCATCCGGCCCAGCGCGTCAGTCGTGAAACCCTCGCCCACCGCAAAATCAGCCAGCGCGGCGGCGAAGGTGGCACGGTAGTTTGCCGCCCCAGAAGCCAGCGCGGCAGAGGTCTGCGCGTCATTGGCGCTACCTTGCGCCGCCGTTGCCAAGCCGGATGCCGCCGTGAGAAAAGGCGTCAACGCATCGGCGCCGAACGGCTGAACGATGGCAGCGCCATCCGAAACGGTGATCGTCACATCGGCCATTATACAGTCACCCCCGCGCGCACCGTGAATTTGCCCTCCAGCCAGCGGACCTTGCCCACACCGCCGCCGGTGATGACCAGATCATAGGCCAGCACCAGATCGCCCCCGCGCGGCGCGGTGAACGGCAGCGCCTCGATATCGGCCTCGGCAAAGGTCAGGGTCAAAGTGGAGGTGGAGAGGCCATCAACAGACGCCACCGAAATTGCGATGCCATCACCCACCGACAGAGACAGCAGCGGGTCGCCGCCAGCGTCCTTGTAGGCCCGGACATGCAGCGCAGCCGCCGCGCCCGTGAAATCAAAGCCGGTGAACGCGATAGCCAGCGTGGCGGGCGACCAGCGATTGACCGCGATGTCGTATTGCGCGCCAAGGATCATGTGTAGCTCCCCCGGAAATCCTCGACAAAGCGCACCTTGTCGCTGGAGGTGAACCCGATTTCTGACGGCGAGGTCATATCTCCGTCCAGCCGACAGACGCAGCGCGGGTCGATCATCTCGACCGGATCGCCAGCGGTGGCCGCTTCGCGCAGGGGGTGCGACAAGGTGACGCTCGCGGTGGTCGCCGTCTGGCTGACAACGCGCGCAATGCGATAGGCCCGGTGCCGCATCGTGGCATGGTCGATGGACAGCCACATGCCAGCTTCCATCGGGCCGGGCAGATAGGCGATGGCAAGGTCCAGAGTGGTCGCGCGCAAGGCCGCGTCTGCCGCCAGAGTGACGCCCGTGTCGGTGCTGATGGCCTCTGCTTCGGTCCAGAAGGGCAGGGTGGTCGGCACGCGAATGTCTTGATTGAACTGGTGGCGCAGGTCCGCGATGGGCACGATTACCGCCGTCACACCGCCTGCTAATTCAGCCGACCATGCGCGCCATGCCCGCGCGATTGCGATTTCATCCAGATATGGCGCGGAAAATTCGACCGCAAACCGTCCGCCGCCGTCGGTCGAAACCACGTCCTCTTGCCCGGATAGCGACGTGCCGCCAGACGTGACGCGACGTTCGATGTCGGCATTCATGCCGCTGAACGAAAAGGCGTAGGTCGGAAAAACAAGCATGTGGCTTGCCTATGCCCGACCATGCGCCCGCTTTACCGCCGTCAGGTGATGACCGCCGATACCGGACCGGACAGCGTTCCGGCCACACCCGCGCTGCTGTAGGGCCGGGCCCAGAAATAATGCGTGCCCGCCGCGCCGCTGTAGGTCGCCGACATGACCTCGCCAAGGCCGCCGGATACATCGCCGCCGATCTGCGCTGCGCCGGAGAACGACGACGTTGCAGAGCGGTAGAGCCTGACATAACCGAGGTTCGATGACGTGGGGTTGCGCCAAGAAATCCCCGCCGACCCTGTGCCGCCGGTTGCGGCCAGAGAGGTGACATTCGATGGCGCGAGAGCCGACAGGGCCGTGCTGACCGTCGTGGTGCTCGACCATTCTGAGCGCCGCCCATCGCCAACCAGATAGGCCACCTGCACCTCGACAGAGGCATTGGACGGGACGACAGAGGTGTTCAGGATGATCGCGGAGCCATCATCGGCGTCAGAATATGCCTCGTCAGCGCCCCAGACAGACGCCCCGGCCAAGCGCCAGTGCGCATACCATGTCAGGTCGCTGCGGTCAGGGCCATTGACCTGCACCTGCAAGCGAACGGATGCCCCGTCATAGATCGCCGCAGCGCTGTCGATGGTTGGCGTTGCCAGAGATTCGAGCGCCACTTCACTGCCGACCGCCGCCGGTTCACCTTCTTCTGTCGCCGGGTTCCAATTGTCGATGTTAGGATCAGCCTGCACCCACTCGAACGTGACGCCGCCGCTCAGTGTGCGGCTGAGCGCGGTGATTTCGGCCGGGCCATCGTAAAACACGGCATTGCCCTCGGCCAGATGCAGCCAGATGAACCGCTGCCCGCGCGCGATGCGCCCCGCGATATTCGTGGTGACGGTCCCCCGATTGACCGCGTTTCGCCGCGCCATGACGCGCTTGGCCAGATAACGGGCCTGCGCATGGCTGGGCACGGCCGGGTCGAAGCTCTCCGACAGCTCCTGCCCGCGATTGCCGATATCAGTATCATCGCGCCACGGGTCGCACTCGACAGTCGCATAGGCATGGAGCGATGACACGTAAGAGCACACCAGATGGTTGACCGCCTCGTCGTCGTCAACGCCGCCGCCCTGCCAAGTGTAGGACACGATTTCGTCAGGCCCAATGGTGACGGTCGGCGCGTAATAGCGGCCCGAATAGATCACATAGGCCCCGTCTGCACGGGTCGCCATCCAGCCGTCGAACGTGGCAAGAATGGCGGCCTTGGTGGCCTGGTGCTTGTCCGTGTGCTTGTGCGAGACGCATGAGCGATAGCGGGCTTCTGTCCCGCCGTCACTCAAGGCGCGCTCAAGTTCGCAGTCCTGTGCAGCGGCAATCCAGTATTCCAGCGTCGGCGCGATTTTGCGTGCCCACCATTCCTCGCGCATCGCGCGCAACGCGGCGGCATATCCCGCATCGGCCTTGGGCAGTTCCGGCCGAAATTCGCGCACCATCATGTAATGCAGCAGGTGGCGGACTGGGTTCTCCGTCCACGTCCACCCGCTTTCATCTAGCGGGTCTTCTGCCTCAGGATCAGGGCAAGCCTGCCAGCGCGCCACCAGCGACGGCGTCGGCGGGACGCCCTGCGGATAGATCTCGCTGAACTTTTCGTTGCTGACAGGGGCCGAAAACAAGGCCAGCGCCACCACGCCATCGCCGCGATGGCTGGAGGTCCAGACGCCGGGCAACATGCCGACAGCAGTTCCGAATGCTGTCCCCGGCGCACTGCCATCCGTGGTGTATAGGCTAACCTTGTAATCGCTGTATCGGCCATCGCCACCGCCACCGACGAAATCGCCCAGCATTTCCATGGCATCGTCGCCCAAATACCGGGTCTCGATCCCATCCAGCTTTCCATCATGGATGGCGTAGATATCAATCGCCGTGCCGTTGCTGGAGGTCACATAGAGGACATAGGCTCCGTAAAGCCGAGACCGGCCATAAGCAGACACACGCGGCGGGCGCTGGTTCTTGATGCTGCCCTCGGTCGTCTCAGGCTTCTGCGCAGATCCGCCCAATAGCGAGTTGGCGACATAACCGACCACGGAGGCCGCGATGCCTGCGCCAATAGGGCCGATGAACGGAACCAGCACCAGAAAGGTGATGATCGACAGGATCGCGCCGAGAACTTTACCCATAAACCACCCGCCAAATTCCGATGACATATTCAGGTGCGACACTGGCCACCGCCAGCCCACGCGGCGCGACAAATGCCCACCGTCGCCCGGTCCAGATTGCGCCCGCATGTTGGCCGGCCACCTCGATCAGGCCCACATCGCCGGATAGCGGTTCGGCGGCGAGTGAAAGCCCTGCGCGCTCCATGCCGGTGAGAAACGCCTCCTCGATGCCGCCGCGCGTGTCCGCCGCTGCTTCGCTGGCGTATGTTCCGCGCCAATCGGCCATCGGGTCTGGATAGCCGTTAGCCACCACCCAATCGGCGGGAAAGATGCAGCAGTCCCAGATACCGACCTGATGGTGCCGCATAGCCGCCTGGGCGAGGTAAGAGCCGAGGTCCATCAGACGGGCCCCCAGCGCCGCACGACGCCTCGGCTGATTTGCGCGACATGGCTAAAGAAGGTGTCGCCCGGGTAGTCACGCTGCTGGTCAGCATCGGTGAAATAGGCGTTGGGCGCACGTCGGCGCGATGTTTCGCCAGCGGCCACGGTCAACTTGATCGATCGCACGCGGTCGCCGTTACTGCCGTCGCTATCGACCGTCAGCTTGACGCCTTCGCCGCACCATTCCCACTCCACGGCTGAAACCTGCCACGCATCATCGAACTGCACGCGCCCGATCCACACCAGCGCGCCGGGGATCTGCAACGCCTCCTCTGTGGCGAAAACGATGGTTTCCTCGTTCACACCCGACAGGCTCACGTCCAACCGCTGTGCCGTGCCGTTGATGATCTGCTGGAGGTCTGGAATCTCGACCAACTGCCCCATGCCGGAGAAAATCGTGTTCTCAGGCAAGACAGCATCGGCGGGGAGCAACAGGGGGCCGTGGCCGGTCCAGAATGACGCCGGATCGTCCGTCTCGATGCGGAAAACATAGCTCTCGCGGTATGCGGGCATCAGTATCCGTCCCGCTGATAGCCATTCATCCGCGTCGGGACGCTGCGCGTGACGGCCTTTGCGGTCTGCACGTCCATTTGCTGGGCCTGCGCCAGAATGTCCTTGGACAGCGATTGGGCAAACCCGGCAGGCGTGACAGAGTTGCGGGCGTCAACCGAAATGTTGAACACGCGCCCGTTAGCGCCGCCACCGCCGCCAAGGGCATTCACGCGCCCCAGAGGGATGATCTGCCCAGACACGTCCGGCCGGAAATACTCGACCCGGCCAGAAGACGCGCCCTCGTTTACCCGATAGGTCTGCCCTGCCTGCACCGAACCGCCCGACGCACGACCAAACATGCCTGTAATGGAGCCAAGCAGCCCAGAGAAGAAATCGCCGCCACCCGTGCCGCTGGTGGCGCCCTGCAAGGCGTTGGCAATGGGCTTCAGCAGGATTTGCTCGATCAGCATGTTCAGCAGGCCGGTAATCAATGGATCATCGGTGCCGATAGCCTTGGTGATCGCCGAGGTGATGCCGTCGCGGACGTGGTTCAGCTCGTCCACCACATAGCCCTCGACCTGATCGGTGATCGCACCGCCGCTCTTGTTCAGGCCGCGCGCATAGGTGGCAAGGGGGCTTTCGTTTGACCGTTCAGCGGCGGTGACTTTCCCGGCCCGCTGATCATCAAGCGCCTTTATCGCGATAGCGGCCCGTTGCTTTTCCGCCGCCGTCGCTGTCCCTGACGCCAAAATCGCTTGCTGAATGCTCTTCTGATACTGGTATTCCAGATCGACCAACGCCAGCGCGATCCGCCGCCGCTCGCTCGTGCTGTCGGCCAAGTCCAACTGCTGCTGCAAAGCGTCTCGCTGGGCGTCATACTGCGCCCGCGCCAGATCGGAGGCTTCCTGTTCAAGCTGGCGCTGCTCATCATTCTTGATCGCCTGCCGCATCGGGGTTGGCTTGCCGCTCACCACAATATTGCCCTGCGCGTCCAGACCGCTGGTGCCGTAAAGCTTGTTCAGCGCGGCGATCTGGGCCTGCTTCTGCGCCTGCGTGTAGTGCTTGTCGGCCTCGATTTGGGCGCGGCGCTCGCGGTATTCGGCATCAAGCAGATCGCGGCTGATGCTGGCCCGCTGCCCCGCATCAGTGGTGATGTCCAGTTCGGCGCGAAGCTGCTCTTGAGCGAGGCGCTGCATTTCCTCTTCATGACGGGCGGCAGTTTCAGCGACGGTTGGGCCGGTCTTTTTCGGCGTCGAACCACCACCCATTTTCCCGGCGGTTATCGGCTTTTCCGCCGCCGCGATTGCGGAGGACAGTTGGGTGATCTGCGCTTCGTAGTTTTTCACTCGGCCACTGGCCGCCCTGACATTGGCCTGCGCCTGCCCCTCCTGATCCAAGAGCACGCTGTTTGACGTTTCGGCGCCGGTGAGCGCGCCAGCATCCATCGCTGCCATATACGCCTGCGCCTTTTTCAGGGCAGCTTGCGCGGCAATGAGATCGGTTTTGGCCGTCTTGAGGTTCTGCTCTGCCAGCTTCTTCGACTCACGGGCTGCCGAAATCGCTGCATCACGCGCTGCGCCGTGGGCATTCGACAGCTTCATGGCGAGGTCTGCCGCGTTCTTGCTGGACAACGCCGACTGATCCAGTGCGACCTGATAGGCCTTGGTGGCCGGGGTAACCTCATTGGTCTTGATCGCGATATAGACAAGGCCAGCCGCTAGAGCCGCCAACGCGATACCCCAAGGCCCGCCCATCGCCGCCGCCAGTGCGCTGCCACCCCGCATCGCCACGCCCTGCGCCACGCTCAGCCCCGTCACAGCCGCCGAGGCCCGCGCTGCCGCCATGGCTTCCGCGTTCATCATCCCGGCAACCTCAGCCTGCGCGATAGCCAGAGCCGATGCCGTCTGCGTTGCTCGCACGTCAGCCGCCGCCTTGACCACGTTTGCCCCAGCCGCCGCCAGAGCCGACGCCACATACTTCACGCCCACCAGCGCCGCGATGGTGGCCAGCGCCGGGATGATCGTGTCCAGATTGTTCGCCAGACCAGTGATCGCCTGCGTCATAGCCGCTGTCGCGCCGTTGGCTTTGTCAGCCTCGCCGACATAGCGCGTCAGGTTGTTGCTCAAGACGGTGAATGCGCCGGAAATCGTGCCACTGGCTTTGGCGGCCCTGCTTTCCAGATCAGCGACGCTCGCGGTGATGGCTTGGAAAAGCTGGACGTTGGACACGCCCGCGCCCTTCATGTCCTGCATCTTGTTTTTCAGACCCGCGAGAGTCCCGCCGGTGCCATCGATATGCTTGGCTGCCTCCTGCAGGACAGGGTAAAGCCCCCCCTCCATCATCTGATTAAATTCTTCGGTTGATACGCGGCTCTGCCCCAGAGCCTGACCAAGTCCAAGGAACGCCCCCTGCGCCGCCACCGCTGACGTGCCACTGATCTTCAGCGATGCAGAGGTGGCAGTTGTCAGGCCCACAAGCTGCGCCTGCGATGCCCCCAGCGCATCAGCATTCTGCGCCGCTCGGCCATACAGGCCGCCCACGCTCTCAAGCTGCGTCTGATACTTGTTGGCGATCTGGAATAGGTTTTCCTGCACAGCGGCAAGGCTCTGGCCTTCCAGACCGGCCACCTTCAGGCTGTTTTGGAACCGGGTGAAGCTGTCGGCCATCTCGACAACCTTGTTCACCGAAAAACCCGCCGCCAGCGCTCCCGCGATGCCTGCCAAATGCCCCTTGATCGACCCGCTGGTGCGGCTGAACTCCTGCTCTAGCTGCCGCGCCCGCGCCTCTTGGCGTCCGAGCTGCTGATCAACCGTTGTGGTCGCATTGCGAATGCCCGTCAGATAACCGTTCAGGTCTGCCCGCAGTTGCAGGATAAGGGGGTCGATTTCAGCCACGGCAGCCTCCGCAAATAACGGAGACTGCTATCGCTCAAGGGTGGGCGGGCGTTACCGCCGTCAGGGGCGTGGCTCTCGGCGCTCCCCACCCGCCCGCGCATTCAGCAACCGCTTGAGCCTATCCTTGTCCGCCGTGACCTGCGGCTCGGGCTTGTAATCCGGGTCGTGGGCCTCGTTGTGGGCCTCCAGCGCCTCCAGATACCCGCTCAGCGACAAGCTGCGCCAATCCAGCCCCATTGCGCCGCAATTCGACAGCACCTGCCCCTTTCGGTAAGGCTCAGGCGCGCGCGCTACCCGGTCGCGCTTTCCATCGCTTTTTTTTTGAGCCGCACACCAAAGATCGCCGCGCTCAGAATGCGCCAAGCCAGCGCCGCGCTCTCGGCGAGCGGGCGGGCCGGATAGGCATAGCCGCGCACCAGCTCGGCCGCGCGCAGCGGGCCAACCTCGGCTTCGGAGCCATCCACCATTGCCCGATTGCCGCCGATCAGGCCCAGCCGGATTGTCTCGCGGATCTCACTCACCGTCGCGCCGCCGCCTCCAGCAAAAACGATGTTGCCGTCCTTGTCCTGACCGATCCCGGCGCGCAGCTTTTCCTCGATTGTCAGGATAGAGGCACCAGCGGCGCGCTCCAGCTCGATGACCTGCGGCATGGGCAGCCAGAACACATACTGCCCATCCGCAAAATCAGCCTCGACCCGCGTTTCCATCGTCAGGCCGCCGTGTAGGTCCATGCCCCATCGCTGACCAGCGTGATTTCGCACGAACTGTTGCCGTCGCGCGGGCCAGTGATGTTCAGGGCCGTGATGCCCATCTTGCAGGCGAGAGTGCCCAGCAGCACGCCGCCGTCGGTGCCGTTTTCGGCGCAATACTCGACCTTCACATTGACCTTGGTGCCGACCAGATCGATTTCATCCGCATAGGTGTCAGCATTCGTCAGGCCACTTGCGGTCACGTCCAGCTTCTTGCCCGAGAAGCGAACCTTGCGCGCCGGCACCGCGCCGGGCTTTGCGCAATCACGGACATAGTGGTCGCTGCTATCGGCACTGACGTTGATGTTAACGTCCGCCTTGCCGCACGAAATCGTGAATGTCTCGGACGGGCTACCCCCGTCGCCAATCTTCAGCACGAAGAAGTCAAATTCGGTCGGGAAGGTCATTTTCGCGGCTCCTCGGTAGCGTGCCGAGGGCTTAGGCCGCGCTACCCCTCGCTTTTACCGCCGTCAGCGGGCCGGATTGCGTGAATGCTGGCGCGGCGGCGTTCCGGGTCGCCCAGCATGTCGGAGAGCAGCACGCTATCGATCGCATCGGCCACCTCTTCGTCGCCACCGTCGATCAGCCGGCCCTTCATCATGTCGAAATCCTCTGGCGACAGCACCTTGTTGCGGGAGAGCTGCGCGATCAGCACGGCCATCAGCGAGCCGAGTTGTTCTTTCGAGAGATAATCCATGCCCGAAGGCTATCACGCCTGCGTCAGGCCGCCAACACCCGGCAGTTGATCTGGGCAAACCAGTGGTAATGGTCGCGGTCGCCATCCTCAAGCAGGCGGATATCGGACAACCGGACACGCACCCGCCCGCCGTCTTCCAGATCGATCCAGCGCGGCGACAGGGCCGTCTCAATGGCGCCGCCGATGCTACCGGCGTGATCCTCTGCCGTCTCGGCCACAGCCCCGGCGCTTTCGCGCGGCCCGGCGAAGGCATGAACATCCCACGACACTTCTGCCCCCTCGACCGCAGCGGCGTAGAACGGGCGCGTCAGCGGCGCGCGTAGCAGGATATGCGGCCATGTGGGCACGCCAGCAGGATTGATCGAGCCAGCGGGCACGAGGTCCGTCAGGCCAGTGTCAGCCTTTAGGTGCGCGAGCAGTGCGCGGCGCACGAGGCGTTGCAGGGTGGTCGCCATCAACGGCCTCCAGTTCAAGTTCAGGTTCGGGCAGCGGCGGCGCGGCGGCGGCGATGGCCTCATCCACCTCATGCGCACCGGCGGGGAAATCGATGGTCACCAGCGGCGTGCGATAGGTCCACGGTTGTGCGAGGGTGATCTTGGTCATTTCGCGCCTTTCAGGATTTTGCCCAACTCCTGGGCGAACAGCTTGCGGATGACCGGCGCCATTTTATCGCGGGCAGGGCGCATGTAGGGCCGGGCTGCTACCTTGGATGTGCCGGTCTCTAGCCCGAGCGCATAGGGCGCATCGGATCGCACCTCAGCGGAGAGCGCGCCAGTCTTGGTATTGGTGATGTGAGCCTGCAAAACGCCGGTGTCGCGGTTTGGCGGCTCACCGGGTTTCGATGGCACATGGCCCTTGCCAGACACTGCTCCGGCCGAGATTGAGCGGAATGCCTCTGCGCGCACCATGTCGGAGCCGACGAATACGACCTTGCCAGCCGCATCGATCGCGCCCGTCCTCAGCCCGCGCAACCGCCGCAGATGCCGATCCTTGCCCTTGAACCCCATATCAGGCCACCTTTCGCGCGCGGCATTCGTATCCGATGCCCAGAGGGTCCAGATCGACCGATTGCAATTGCCAGACGCCCGCGTTCGCGCCGGTGGCCACGATCAAGCGGCAAGCGGTGGTGAGCGCTCCAGCTAGCGTGGAAGCCAGCACCTCCACCCGCATGTCGCGCTCGACAAAGCCGGGGTCGCTGCGCATTTTCTCGGTCGGCGCATCAAACATCGCCTGACAGGTCAGCGTTTGCCCAGCCGCAGGCGTCACAATAGACCCGCCAGCGTCAAAGGTGGGCGAGCCGGGGATATAGACCTGCACGTCCGCAAATGGGCCGCCACAGGCCGCCGAGAAGCCGCGCGCGATGGCAGCAAAGGCCCCGGCGAACATCAGCAGTCCATCCCGGCAGGAGGCGTCCACGCGAGGCGCGGGCCAGCGAACGCACGGCGGCGCAGGGTGATGAACTCCTGACCGTAGGCCGTGGCGGCAAAGCCAGTGCGCGATGCCGCAGCGTCTGCAACGGTGGCCGAGAAGGTGCCGGACTTGAACGAGGTGACGCCCGCAGGGACGGCCCCGGCCACAACACCGACCTCGACCAGACGATGTGCGGCATAGGCCATTTCAGCGCGCGCCCGGATCGCTTCGGGGAACGTAGCGCAATCCACCGCCGCTTCCGCCAGCCACAACGTGACGGCCTCGTCAGACGCGGCAGACAAGGCTGGATACCTGGTCTTTAGGTCGGTCGGGGTGGGCGCGGTGTATGCCATGGCGCTGGAATGGCGCAGACAGGGCAGGGGCGTTACCGCCGTCACAGCAAAAAGGCCGCCGGTGTGAACCGACGGCCAGTTGCCCCAGAGTGGTCGCAGGGGGGATCAGTTGGCGGCGTTGCGCGCTTCCAACGCCAATTCAATGGCGGCCAGAATATCCGCCTTCTTCGTTTCCTCGCCAAGGTCGATGCCTTCGTGCGCGGCAAAGTCCTTGAGCTGGGCGACAGTCAGCTTGGCCAGTTCGGGCGCGGCGTCGGCGGTGTCGTCAGCGTCAATGACCTCGAACCATTCCGGCGCGAAATCGTCAGCCATGGCCGAGGCGCCCACCTCGACCATGACCAGCTTGCCGCCATGCCAGACACCACGCGAGCCGGTGCTGATGTTACGGACCAGCGTCATCAGAAGCTATCCCGATACACGATGGCCTTGGGCAGGCGCGCTTCAAAGCCGCCCACGTTCATGATGCCCGCCACCTCATAGACCATGCTGGACTTCTGGAACGGCTGCAGGAAGGTGTGCGGACCGGGCAGGTGGAACTTCAGCACCTGACGGTTGCGATCATAGGCGATCAGGCGCGTGGTGCCGCCGGTGCCCGCCGTTTCGAGCGCGCGGCTCTTGAGGATGGTCAGCGATTCGCCCGCCGTGTTGTTCGCCTTGAGATAGGACAGGATCGTCATATCCGAGCCGGTCGAGCGCGGCGTGGTTGCAATGTAGTTGTAGACGCTGGTCGGCAGAACCAGCGTATTCGCCACATGGGTCTCGCCGGTGCCGGTTTCGACAGCGGTGATCGCCTCATTGATGTCGGCCAAGATTTGGTCCGGCGTCTTGCTCGTCCACAGGCGCGACGAACCAGTGCCATTCGCCGCCACCTGCGCCGACGGCGACGAACCGTTGTTCACGAACCCGGTCCAGCCCTTCTCGCTAACACCGCCGGGCGTCTTGCCGGTCATGGCGATCCCGTAGATAAAGCGATCAGCGGCCATGCCAGCGGCCAATGCCTTGTCCGACGACAGGGCGCGTCCCATCTTGGCAGCGCGCTGCATTTCCTGCGTGTTCCATTCGTAGCCGATACCGGCCAGATGGAAGTTGCGGGTAGCCTGCGCCATCTTGGTCGAGGCATAGGGCATATCAAACGCCCCGGCAGCGAGGAACTCGGCATTGCCGACTTGATCCATGGACAGGACCAGCGTGCCCACGTCCCACATGTCGCCCGACGAATCCACGTCCATGAAGCGCATGATGTCGAACGAGGGATACTCGGCCATGTAGACCTCGGCCTCGATGCGGTGCAACTGCGGCGTCAGGAAGGCATAGCCCACCTGCGCGTCCGAGAAGAACGCATCGATCTTGTCAGCGAAGGTCGATGCGTGGCGGGCGTTGTCGTTCGTCCACAGAGCAATGACCTGCCGCTTCAGATCGGCGTCGGCCAGCATGAACATCTGCGGGTCGGTGATGCGGCCCGAGGCGGAGTCATAGAAATTGGCAATCGCGTTCATGTCCGCCTCCTCAGCGCTTCACAATCTTGACCAGCGCGTCATCGGCGCCCGTCGTGTCAAAAGTCCAATCGGTCAGCGGAATGCCGCCGCTGGCGACGAAATCACCGGCGCTGTCCACGAACACTGCCGCGCCATCGGTCACCGAACCGCCAGCCGTGACCCAAATCGGGGTGCCGCCGGTCAAAATCGCCACGTTGTCGTACTGCTGATATTCGTCAGCATCGGCACCCGGCATCAGGGGCAGGTCGCTGGTCGCGATGGAGATGCCCAGGAACGCGTTGCCCGCCACGGTGAGCGAGAAGCCATCGCCCGAGGCAAAGTCGGTCGCGCCATCAGCCAGCGTGAATGCCAGCCCGCCAGCGCTGAACGCTGCCGCAACGGCTCCGGTGCCGACCACAACGCCGTCGGGGTCGGTCAGGGTGAACTTGCCCGCGTTGGTGCCGGGCTCAATCACCACCAGCGAGTAGACGCCGATTTTGGCCCCGGCCGAGACAGTGACGGTCCCCATGGCGCCGTTGCCGGTGTTGCCCGAGAACGCCGCCGAGGTCGCGGTGAGCGTCTGGGTCAGCACGCAGCCATGGTCGCCAGAGCCACGGAACACGGCCTTGCCGAAGCCGATGCCAGCGGAGGTTTCGCAGGTGCGCGAGATGCGGTTGCCACTCTCGCCATTGGCGATCATACCCGGATAGGCGGCAGCAATCGTGTCGGTGTAGGTGGTCTGCAATTCAGCCATGATCTATCTCCTCAGCGGGCGTAGCGCATGGCGCGCAGGCCAGCGACGGCGGTGGCGTTGTCAGTCAGGACAGCGGGTGCGCCGATGGGAACAATGGTCTGGGCCACGGGCTTGGCATCGGCGGCGAGAACCGCAAATGCGCCAGCGACCGCAGCATCCTCGACCGGGCACTTGTCGCCCAGCTTGGCCGAGACCACGGCACGGCGGATTTCCTCGGCCGTCTTGCCGTCGGTGACGATGGTCGGAACCACCGCCTTTGCCTGCGCGATCAGCGCCGAACGGTCAGCGACCAGCTTGTCGATGGCGGCAGGGGCAGTCGCAGCCTTGGCGTCGGCAAGCTGGGTCTCCAGCGCGGCGATCTTGCCATCGCGGGCGGCCAGTTCGGCCTTGGCATCGGTCAGGGCTTTGGCACTGTCAGCCAGCGCCGCGTCCTTCTTGTCGAACACGGCACGCACCGCGTTCTCATCGGCCAGCGACACGGGCAGGCCGTCCACAACAATACTCGCCATCGCTGGCTTCCTTTCGTCTTGGGAGAAAATGGCCTTGAGCCGGTTCAGCTCGTCGGCGGTTACAGCATCGCAGATCGCGTGATCGGCAATGCGGCATTCGGGGCCTGCGCGGCCATGATCGACAATCGCGACATGATTGCCCCGGATCGTCGTCTGCCGCGCTACGCATTTGGTGCCATCCGGGGCGGTAAAGTCGCCAAACTCGATCCCGGCGGCATAGCCATTCGACAGCTCGCCCTTACCGCCCCGCACCTCTCGAATGATCGCCGCGTCAGTCAGCAGCAGGTCGAACGCCAGATATTGGCCATCGCGCATTGCGCCCATGACCACCCCTCGCGCATGGTCGCGCCAGTTTTCAGCGGTGACGGGGACGGGCGGATGGTTGTCGGTGATGGGCTTGCCGATGAAGCTGCGTGCAGCGGCTTCGTCAAACACGGCGCTCTCATCGCGCAGCACCTTGACCAACCCCCGATCACGCAGGCCATGCGCGTTCTGCGGGTCGATCTCGGAGCCGAGGTAATCATAGACGCCGGTGCGCGCGACCTTGGCACGAACGGCCATATACCCGCCAGCGGTTTGGCGCTTCACATCCAGAATGAGGGTGTCAGAGAACAGCATGAACGACGGATAGGCCCGGCAATGCGCAGGTTTTACCGCCGTCAGAAGGCGGACAAATGGCGGAAAACAGCGGCGCGCTTTTCCTGCCGCTTTTCCTGCCGCTTTTTGCCGTGGCTAAAACTCACCATCTAGCGTCAACACCGCCCGGCTGGTGCAGCCGCAGTGAATAAGCTGCCCCGGCCTGTCCTGCGGCGGCTTGTGCGGGCCGGATTTGGCCTTGTCGTCATACCGTTTGCCGTCGCGTGCAGCGTGTTCTGCGCGCGGGTGGGCCTTGTGGCTCGACACCCACTCCCACGTTGACAGTCCCGCCTCGGCACGGCGCTGGTCGTTCAGCGTTTCGGCGGCCTTGCTCAACTGATCACTGGCGATGTTCAGGGCGCGGCGGCGTCCCATGGCCACAGCCTCGCGGATCTGCGCGGCCACCTCACGGGCGGGGCGCTTTTCGGTCAGGCCGCGAAACACGGCATCACTGATCCGGCTGCGGGCCTGATCGGAGACCGATCGCACCAGCTCAACATTGCGCTCGATCACCGTGCCCAGCGTGGCGCGCATGTCGCCCGGCCCGATCATCATGCCCGCATCGATGCCAGTGGCCCGGTTGATCGATGCCAGCCACTTGCTCCTGTGCGCGGCCTCGACCATCGCGGCCCAGCGCTCCAGCCGCACCCGCAGGGTAACCAGCAGGGCGGCAGTCGCGGCATCGGTCGATGTGATGACGCCAGACAGCTCAGGCGCGGCGTCGGTGGTGATCTCGGACAGGCTGCGCTGGTATTCGTCAATCAACGGGGCGATAGCCTTGCCCCATACGTCCAGCACCGGGGCATAGATCGCCGCGTACAGGTCACTGGCGAGGGTCCCCGGCAGCCGAACCTCGCGGAATACGATTTCCCGGCGGCGCGTGCGGCCTGCGCGCTGCACCAGCCCGGCCAGATCGTAGCGCATCAATCGCCGCCGCCGTTAAACTCCGCGAACACCTCGGGGCCCAGCTTGATCGGCCCGCGATACGGCTCAACGCCCGCCAGATCGACCGGCGCACCCGTCAGGCTCACATGCGGCTGGTAGGCCTCGAAATCCCACGATGCCCCCGCCTCGCGGATTTGTTCATGTCGCCACGACAGGCGCGACGAGGTGAACAGCAGCACGGCGGTGCGATTGCCCAGCGGTTCGACAATGCGGACGCCACCGGGCGGGATGGTCAGCGAACCATCATCCGCTTGGCTCCACTCCTCGCTGATCGTCATCCAATCGACCGGCGCGCGCGAGGCGGCAATGGTGACATGCAGGTCCGGCTGCAATTCGCCCAGGCCCTGCTCGGTTGCCCAGCGTTGCAGATCGGCGCGGTTCAGGACGGGCCGGGAAACGTATAGGCTGCGCGGCGCGGCGTCGGTGAGGGGTGTGCCATCCGGGCCTAGCGCAGGCGGGTTGGCGGCGGCAGGCGGCGAGGTGATGCCAAAGCGCTGTGCCTCAGGGATACCGTCAAGGGCCTGCCCAAGCCCCGGCATCCATCCGCCCTCAACAATGGCGTTCTGCGCGGCCTGAGCGAATGCCTGATCTGGCATGGCGTGCAGATTGGCGACGACGTTGAGCGCGTCGGCGGTGGTCTTGAAGCGCGTGGCTGCCTTGTCCTCGTCCGGCATCTCCAGCGGGGCAAAGTCGTAATCCACCTTGTCGGGCACCGAGCCGAGGGCAGACGGCACAAGGTAGCGGTCGAGATTATCAAGGCAGGGCCCAAGCTCAAGTGTCTGCTTGGCGCGGATTTTCTTCGACCAGTCCTTCTGCTGACTGTCACCGCTGCTGTTCATGCCTTCCGGTGCACGGCCCAGCAGGCGCGTGGCCGGAATGTCCGAGATGGCGCAGGCGAACTCGTTGTAGGCGTTCAGTACGTCTTTTGCGCCCGCGAAATTGTATACCACGTCGGTGATCGCCTCGCCGGGCATGTCAGGGCCACCAGCGTCATAGATCGCCATGTTGTAGATCGACTCCGCCATGGCCATGGTTTTCAGCCGTGCCGCCATGGCATTCTCGCCGTCCGGCGTAGAGACCAGCTCGCTCAGGCCGGGAATGCCAATGCGCGTCAGGCGGGCCTTGTGCAGCAGCGCCGCGAAGGAAGCGCGCGCCGTGTCGCTGTCCCGCACCGCGTCAAGCACCTGCTCGACCGTGCTTTCGCCCCAATACTGGTCGGCCATGCCCGCGACGGATGACGATGCCAGCGCGGCGGTCGTGTCGGCGCGAAACGGAATGACGCGGCTTGGGTGGATGGTGATCTGACCGCGCTTTGCCGTGTTCATCCGCCACATGGCAGGCTGACCAAAGCCGGGCTTGGTTGGGTCATCGGCCAATTCGGTGAAGCTCAGATGCCAGCGCGAGACGACGTTCACAAATGCCAGCCCGCCCTTGCTGACCGTGGCCGGGGCAGGGTCTTGAGGCAGGCCCGGCAGGCCCAGCACAAGCGCACCGCCGCCCAGCGCACGCAACACCTCGGCCGCCAGCAGCTTCTGCGCCAGCCCGTGCCGCTTTTCCTCGGCTTCCAGCGCCTCGATCTGATCGCGCTCCATCTCCCAGCACCGGCCTTCGCGGATCATGTCCAACGCCGGGATGGTGATGATCTTGCGCATCAGGCCGGAGCCGGAATAGGCCGCGTAAATCTGCTGCTGGCTCAGCCGCGCGCGCTGGTGGTATTGGCCTGCTTGGCGGGCGTCGCGTGAAGTGCCAGCGCCGGTGATGGCGTTGCGCAGGCTGTCGGCGAAGTTGGCAAGGATACGCATGGTTGCGGCCTATCTGACGGGCGATAGAGGCGTTACCGCCGTCAACTCAGCGCGCCGATGTTGTAGCGTGGGCCGCCCAGCGCGATCTCGTTGAACGCGCGGGAGGTGGCGTCGGCATCATCGTCATGTTTGGCGGCAGGGAAATTCTCAAGCGCGGAAAACCATCGATCGTTCCACTCGCCGCGCAGAATGTCCACGTTCCCAGCCTCAGCCTGTGCGCTGAATGCCCCGAACCGGGTCACCTTGTCACCAGTCTCAGTGCTGGAGCGCGCGATATAGCCCGCGAGCTCGAGTTTGATGCTTTGCACTTGGCTCTTGCCCGCCTGCCCCGGATCTTGCGGCAAGGAAATGACGCAGGCCTTTCCATCGGCGCTGGCGTTGTTTTTGATGATCGTGCGGACACCAGATGGGCCCACACAGTCATTTGTGCTGTGCACCACGATGAACCGGCCACTTGGCGTTTTGCCGATCTTGACGGACGCTGTTGCATCGGGGTCTGGATTTTCAGCACTTCGCGGGGTGGCAGCCAAGTCATATCCGCGACAGAACACGGTGCCAACCGGGATCGCATCGACCACCGGACACCATGCCCGCTGGAAATACAGGCCCGCCGCCGGGCGGATTTTCCAGTTGCCGCCCAAAAGGCGCTCACGTTCGACCAATGGCAAAGCCAACAGTGAGGCCATATAGCCGGGGTCTGCTGCCATAAGTGCCTTGTTGTCGGTCAGCTTGGCGGGGATGAATGTAAGAGACTTGGCCGGGATCGGCACCGCCTTTCCCGCCTCATCCAGCATCGTAAAGCAGGCTAGATCCGCCGGATCATCGGCCCACTTCAGTTCTTCACCAACGCGGACAAACCATCGCAACTTTCCGGCGCGTTCCGGGATCGGCAGGCCGGTATCCTGATCAATCCACCATGCAATCAACTCGGCCACCCAGCTATCAGCATCTGGGTTGCACGTCGCACGGATGTAGGGTCGCACCCCGCACATCGATCGGTTGCGGCTAACCATGTACCAGAACTGCACCGCGCTGAAATGGGTCAGCTCGTCAAAGCAGATCAGCGGGATCTGCGACCCCTGCCAATTGAACCGCGTCTTGTCGTGTTCGAGGTGCGCAAAGCTGACCGACGCGCCGGATGGGAATGCCCAGGACAGGGTATGCTCTTTGGGATCGGCGCCAATCTGCGGATACAGCACGGCGCTTTCGTCCCACAGGCCGCCCTCGTTGCGGATCTGGACAGTGGATCGGCGAAAAAACACAGCGCCAAAGCCGGAGTTGCCAATGTGACGCAGGGGCTCCATCAGCAGCCCCCACGTCTTACCGCCACCCGCGCCGCCGCCGTAAATGGCTATGTCGGCAGGTGATGAAAGGAACACGGTTTGCGGGCCGGGCTGCGGCTTGATCGTCTCATCGGTAATCGCAGGGCCGCCATTATGGCCCATGCCAGCAGGTGGTTTCATCCGTTGCGCCCGTTGTCAGGAAGCGCGAAAATGGCCACAGCCGGACTGGTGGGCAGATCCTTCCCGTCCTTGCCGGTATGTTCGTGCCTGTCCTTCAGGTGCCCATAGAGCTTTGCCAGTCCCATCGTGGCCGACACTGCGGCGGCGGGCGTTTCACACTTGCGCGCGAACTCCCTATCCTCGCGGAGCATGGCGGCGATATCATCGACGGTAACGCCATGGCGCTCGGCGTGCTGGGCCTTCAACTCATCGACCCTTGCCGTGATCTTGCCGTTATCAAGAAGCTCCTTGGCCTTGCGGTTAACCGTCGCGTCTTTCATCTTTGCGGCGTCATAGGTGCGGCGATAGGCCTCTGACGCATTGCCAGTTTCGATATAGGCCAGAGCGAATGCCTCCTGCTTAGGCGTCAGCGTCATTCCCCCCTCCCGCTCAACGTCTGCCCCAGCACATACCGCCTGCGACGACGCTGCCTGTCAGCGAGGCATTGATCCACCGACGTGACATGCAGATTCTTACGCCCAAGGCGCGCGACCTCAGTGGCCCGGTCCTTCACCAATTGCTCCCTTCCAGTTTCGTCAACCCAGCGGCGCACACAGCGCCAATTCGCACGGTAGTGATGGCAGATGCCCTCCCAGCCCAACTCGATGAACCGTTCGCGGAAATCCGGCGGGCAGGGCCGGATCGGCTTAATCAACCCCGTGTCATGTGGGCGGCCATCAGCGCGCCGCTTCCTCTCCTCTATTGGGCGATTCCCCGACCATCCGAACAATGGCAGGTCATCCACCGAAAGAACGAGGCGGCAGCGGCGGCGCTGGTGGTCAACCATCATCATCGCGCTCCAGATCAAATCGGGCCATGGATAGACGGTGCGGCGACATGTCGGACGGCAGAACGGTGACGACGGCGCCAGCGCGAATGACAACCCGCTGCCCCGTCCCCAGCTTCACGATTGGCGCACCAAACGTCATGGCGGAAGCAATGGCCGGTGAACGAAGCGCGCGCATAGCGCGGACGGGATGCACCGCCTCAACGCGCTCGATATAGCGCTGGATAGCGTGACGGGTGATGTGCAGCCCAGCAGGCATCACGCCACCGCGCATTCGGCATTGGCCGGGCAGATCATGCCCACCACCAGCCGGATCAGAAACGGGCAAGCGCGGTGCTTGGCGGCGATGGCGTCAGGGTCCAGCCGCGCGAGACTGCCAGGGCCGTTCGCCAGCGCGTAATCGGCCATGGCGCGCAGGCAGGTCAGGTTGGCGCGGGCTTCGGCGTCATTCATGCGGCCTGCTCCTGCACCGCGGTGTTTCGCGCACGCAGCTCGGCGGCGTAGATCCATCCCCCCGGCGCATCGGCATCGGGGTAGATATGCCCGTAGGTGTGGGCCGCGCGCAGCCATGCCTCGGGGAGCGCGGCAATCGCGTCCGGCGCCAGTTCGCGGGCGCGCAGGGCGGCCATGGTATCATCGAAAACCCTCTGCCGCTCCCAGAACAGCGCGGTTTCGGCGCGGCGGTATTCGCGTAGGGCTTCGTCGTCGCGCTGCCACTCAGCGGCGATGGTCAGGCATTCCGCGATCGTCGGGAACCATTCGCACCGCTCAAGCACCTGGTCGGCCAGCCAGTTGACTTGCGCCACCGGCATATGCCCCAGCTTGCGCCGATAGGCGGCCACCAGCAGCTCGCCCGAGAGGTCATCCTGATTGCGCTTGGGCAAAGCGGCCAGCAGCACCCGCAGGCATTTGGCAAAATGGTCGGGATTGGTCGGTTCCAGCGCGGGCAGGCCAGCCGCAATCACCGCCTCGCAGGCTATCAGATCAGCGCCATTCATCCGGGATTGCGCCGGTGCGGTGCAGCTCGCGGTCAAGGGCTGCGATTGCACCGTCAACCCGCTGAGGTCGGGCAGGGATTCCGCGATGGGCTTGGGGTCGTTGGTCATTTGCGGGTGTCCAGATTTTGGCGTTTCGTATCCAAGTGCGGAAGGCGGCCTGCCAATCCTTCGACATCCGCCCCTTGTCGGCGGCGTGGTCGCGGAAGGCGGCGAGCTGCTTGTCGAACATGCCGGGGGGCCATCCATCCACGGTGGTCTGCGCATCCAGCGTCAGGATCGGCTGCCAGTCGGCGGGCAGGGGGTGATCGACACCGGCAGTTCGCTTGATGGGCGGCTTGCGCTTGGGCTTGGCCGGGATTTCGTCAGAATGGGCATCAGGCAGCGGCGCGCGCTCTAAATCCTGAGGATACGAAGTATCCGAAGGATTATTGTTCCCTTGTTTCCCTTGTTCTTTTGTTGTCCGGTTTCTGTCCGATTTCTGTCCGGTTTGCTGTCCGGACAGTTGTTCGGTTTCCGCCCCGAAATCCTGATATTTGTCGTAATTGCAGATGGTTATGATGGTCTTTCCCTGTCCGGTTTCCCGTTCGATCATCTGTTCGGTTTCGAGACGTGTCAAAAACCGCTCGACAGCGCTTGGCGACCACTTCCATTCCTTCGCCAGATGCTCACGCCCGGCGCAGATTTGGCCGCGCTCCACGGTGATGGTGCGCCCGCGTGCATCGTGCCGCGTGGGCTTCCATGCTGCGTGCGCAACCAGCCAGAACCACGCGCGGAAGCGGTCCGCGTCCTTGAGGACGGGATGACTGAATGCCTCGCGGTGCAGGGCGATGAAACCGCTCACAGGGGACGCTCTCCCCGCCATGTGGCGATGCGGTCGGCGTGCAGGGCCGTCCGAGTGGCGCCGCGCACACCGATGCACAGGAAGCCGGGTAGGGCGCCGCAGGTCGGGCAAATCACCTGCGCGGCCTGACGGCGGCGGCTATCGTGCTGGGCAGAATTGCGCCTCACACCAATCTCCCCGCATTGCGCAGCACCTCAAGCCCTGCGGCTGCGCTGCGCACCAAATGAAACGGCACACCCATCAGGGCGCACCACTCGCTGAAATCGCTCTGCCCGTCCGTCAGGCGGTTGCTGCCTGCCTTGAACTCCATCGCCAGCGCGCCGCTGTCCCACAGGAACAGGTAATCGCTGGTGCCGGTAATCAGGCCAAGCGCGCGGGCCAGCGCCACCTGTGGCGGCACGGCGACGCCACCACGCGGGCTTTTGCGCACCATGCCGGCCAGTTCGTTGGCAGGGTGCGTCCAGACAGCCCGAAGCCTGCCTTCCAGCGTGGCCACGCGCAGCTCGGTCACAAAGGCCAAGCATTCGCAATCCTCCGGCCCGGTCTTGATCCGGTCGGAGAGCTTGCGATACGCCATCAGGCGCACAAGGAAGGCAGGCGTGGGCATAGGGGTTAGTCGATGCCCAGCGCGTTCTTATAGACCTCGGTGAGCGCTTCCAGCTCCCTGCGGTCATCGGGCTTCATCTTGCGGATACGCACCACCTGGCGCATCGCCTTGGGGTCATAGCCGGTGGCCTTGCCCTCTAGATAGACGTCCTTGATATCGTCGCCGATACCCTTCTTCTCTTCTTCCAGACGCTCAATCCGTTCGATCAGCAGGCGCAGGCGTTCATCGGCTTCGCTCATGTCTTATTTCTCCAGTGGTGCAGGAACAGGGTAATTGTTGATGCGGCACAGTTCGCGGCATGTGGCGCGGTAGAATGCCCGGTCTTTATCGCGGCCATGCTGGGCCAGCGTGCGGGCGGCATCGGAAGGGGTCGGCGCGGCGGGCGCGGCGGCGGGCTTGGTCCAAGGCAGGCGCATCACAGGCCCTCCCGGCGCGCCAGTTCATCGCGCAGAACATCAGTCGGCAGTTTGGACGCGGCCTTGATCGTGGCTCGAAATGCGGCCTCACGCTCTTCACGCGCGCGGACGGCGGCCTGCCGGTCAAATGCCGCATCCTGAATGCGCATGATGGTCCGCAGGCGCTCAGCAGAGGGGCGTTGGATGCCGCGCGTTTCCAGCGCGTGGGGCAACCCCTTCAGCCCATTCGCCGGACGCCGAACCATGCGGCAAAACGCCTCCATAGTCAGGTCGTGGCGCTCACAAAAGGCCGCGATGTCGCGCTCCAGAACCTCGATCTCGCCAACCGGCATCACGTTCGACGAATCGCTTGTCGTCCGGGTGTCCGCGATGTCGGCGCTAGGCGGCACCCACGGCAACTGGTGATCGCAGCCGCGTCCGCCGGGAATGCCGCAACCCCGGCATGGGCTGTTGTCCATCGCCTGCCGCTTAGGCTTAGCCTGTCGGGGCTGACGCTGCGCAACGGGCTTGGCGCGATAGGCCGCAACAATGCGGGCCGTGTCGATCTGCGATGCCGGGATGACCGCACCGGCGGGCGTGACGTAATCGTACATCATGCCGCCAGCCTCCATCCACCAGACGGAATCTCTTTACCGCCCATTAACTCTTGGCTGGTATCTGTCTCACAATGGGAGACTTCGATCTTCGTCATTGCCATCCCCAAAAAAAGGCCCATGCCGTCAGCATGAGCGGTGAACGATCAGCGTGTGGCGATGGCGCGCTCTGCGCGGTCCAGCCACTTGGCGCGCTTGGCGCCGGTCACACTGTCAAAACTGGTTCCGGGATACCGGGCCGCGTATATGCGCTGCGCCATCTCCTCACGGGTGATGTGGGGCAGGCTTTCACCCGCCTCACCGGCCATGTCGGTCAGAGCCGCGCGTATCGCAGCAGCCAGTTGGTCGGCGGTAAAATTGACGATCACAGGGCCGACTTCCATCATGCAGCCCTTGGTTTTGCTGTATTCAGGAGTCGGAATTGACCAATGATCCGTTTTTGCCGGGGATTGTCCTGCACCTGCTGAACATTGCGGACATTCAGGCGCGGGCGCTTCACCAACAGGGCATTCTGACCGATCAGCATTCGTCACGCTATGCAGCTGAATTGCGATCCCTTGCGGCGCTTCTTGATCGCATGTTGCAGCAGACGCACGGCGATGACGTGCCGCCAACAACTCTTGCCTCGCAGCTTCATGCAACCGCGCTTCTTCTGGAGAGCAGGGAGTGAAGGCGGGGGCAGCCAGCAAGGCTTTGGCCATGTCCTCTGCGAACGCCATTTATGCGGCCTCCGGGGATTTGCGGGCGCGGCGGGGCTTGGATGCCAGAGCGCGGACGGCAATCAGCGTCCGCTTGTCCGGGATCAGGTCGCCCCGCTCAAAGCGGGAGATGGTCGATTGATGCAGGCCGAGCTGCTCAGCCATCTCGGCTTGCGACAGCCCAAGCTGGCTTCGGATTGTCTGAATATCGCTCATGCCATGCTTATATGCGCATGCGCATATGGAGATCAAGCATGATATGCGTTGGCGAGTTGGATTTCTTCAAGCCGCCGGTTTATGCGGGGCGCATGGCTGGCGAACTTAAAGACAAGATCAGGAAAATCAGGCTATCGCTTGGCCTGAAGCAGGATGAGTTCGGTCAGCGCCTTCAGACGAACCAAAGCACGGTGTCGCGTTGGGAGCGTGGCGCATTGCCCGATGGGGTTATGCTTCACCGTATCGCCGAATTGGCCAACACAACGGTCGAAATGCTGATCGGCACCGATGATATTGCCGTTCGGCCAGCCGATAGCATCCCGGTTGTCGGGTTCGTTGGCGCTGGATCGGCAATCTACCCATACGATGATTACCCGCGCGGAGACGGAATGGATTTTGTGGAGCGCCCGCCTTTTGTTACCGGGCAGGCCGTGGCTGTCGAAGTGCGTGGTGATAGCCTTTTCCCTGTTGCGGAAGATGGCTGGCGGCTTGTTTATGCTGGGCAGCAAGCCGTTGTTGAGGAGGAAATCCTCAATCGCCTTTGCGTCGTCCAGCTCGCTGATGGGAGAATGCTGGTCAAGCGTGTCATTCGCGGCACCGCACCGCAACGCTATCATCTGGCCTCGACAAATGCGCCGTTGATTGAAGATGTCGAAATCACCTGGGCAGCGCGGGTGAAGGCGATCATTCCGGATTGATGGATTTCAGGGCGGAGGCTGTATTGATGATTCGGATGTGCCTTGTCGTAGGGGTGTTAGCCCTAACAGGCTGTGAGGCCCTTAGCCCGGAATACAAGCTGAAGAGCGAGGCGCATAAGGCTGTGACGGCTTTATTGCGCGATCCTGAGTCTGCTGATTTTGACGATTCTACGTTGCAGATATACGCGGCGGCAGGTCTTGTTTGTGACGGCAAGGTAAACGCCCGCAATGGGTATGGCGGCTACACTGGATTTCAAAACTATGTCTATTCTCGAGCCGGTGGAGTCGCGTTCGAGAATGATGATTCAACGCTCTATATTCAGCTTTTGACAAAGTGCACGGCAGAAGTTGTCAAAGAAACTGAGCGGCTAACACGCCAAATGGCTGCATCCCCATCGAAAGGTGATGGGCGGAAATGACAATGCGAAGAGAGGCAAATCTCCGGGCTGCTGAGGAGGCGAGGGCCAAGGCCTTTGTCCAGCAAAAACGCGACATTGCCAGCATGGGCCTGCGAGCAATATTCCATCCATCAAATGCACTTGCGGGACCATGCCCGGCAGCTCACGCGATGCCAAAGCGCAAACTGGCGGCTGGTGATATGCAGCCAGTCCCATTGCCTGACTGCACCCACCCCGACCAGTGCGCTTGCCTGTATCAGGCGGTGTTGATCTAGCGCGCCGAGATAAGCGCGAACGGCAAGAATTGATGTGCCACCCCCCCCCGCTGGACAGCCCCGGCGGGGTTTTTTGCGTGCCGTGACTGCGTGCGCTAAAAATGCGCCAACGCATATTTTTTCCTTGACGATATGCGCATGCGCATTTATTCAGGGTCCAACAGCCGGTGAGCTTTCGCGCAGACCCGGCAAGGTTGGAGACCTTCGATGCCCAAGACCGCACACCTGACCGACACCGTCTACTTCACCGCCGATTGCTGGCGTGGCCGCGAGATCGAATGCGCTGTTGAAGTTGAATTCAGCTTTGACGGCGATGAGGAATTGCAGATCACCAAGGCGGTGTGGGTCGAGGGCAATCCCGAGCTGATCCCTAATGCCGACGATGCCCTGTGGGACGCGGTGTGGGACATTGCGCAGGGTGCCTATGACGACTGGCGCACCGAATACGAGGCCGACCGCGCCGACCACGCGCTGGGCATGGTGGAGGCCGCGTGATGGGCTTCCACCGCTTCATTGAACCGCGTGAACCGCTGGGCGTTTTGTTCGCCCCGGTTTCCGCCCCGGCAGATGTGACCGATGCCACGCGCTTTCCAAACATCGCCGCCGCCCGCGCTGAGCTCGCCGCCATGGACGCGGTCAAGCGCGCCCGCCTGATTGCTGAATGGGAGGCCTGACATGGCTCACAACAACTTTTGGATGACCAGTGTCGCCAAGGAGCGCGGCGTTAAGGCTGTGTGCCTCCAGTCGCTTGGCGGTCTGTGGCAGGGATTTGCCGCCATCAGTTCCGCCCGTGAAACCGCCATCATCAGCGGTCACTTCGGCTTCTGGCGCGTCAAGCAGCCGGAAGGGGGTGCGAAGTGACCGCCACCATCCTGACCATCGCCGCAATCATCCTGATCGCCGCTGGCAGCCTCGCATGGGCCTGCTGCGCGATGTCCGGCATCGCACAGGCTGCGACTAACGCCGTGGAGAACAACAATGGCTGACAAGATCGAGTGGCATCCGCAGGGGACGCCGGGGCCTTGGCAGGCGACATATCAGGAAAAGAGGGAGAACCACGTTATCGAAACCGCATACGGCGGTTGGCGTGAGGCTCCGGTCGCATTTACTGCCAACCATTTTGTTGGCGGCAATGAACCTGCCAACGCCCGCGCCATCGCACAAGTCCCCGCCATGGTCGCGGTGATGCGGTCGATGACTGAGAACGGCATCACCAAGGCCGATCACGACACCATGCGCGCCATCCTCGCCCGCATTGACGGAGCCGACCAGTGAAGGCCGCTATCGCGCTGTTCACCAGCCAGCCCGCCTCGGAGCATCTGTCCGCCGCCGCCGGTGTGTTTAGCGTGATGTTCGTCATCCCCATGGCGATTGGTTTTGTAGCCCTGATCGCTTCCTAACCCCCTTCAGGCTGGCGACTGCGACCCGGCCAGCCTGAACGCCGGTGGGCGGTTTCCCTCCCATCCCCCCGTCCACCGGCACCCATTCAGGAGTTTGAGCCATGATTGCTTACGAACTTCGCTCACCGCGTGGCCGTCAGATGATGGCCTTTGACAGCATCCACCGGGCCAAGGCCGAGCGCGATGCGCACGCCCGCCGCACCGGCATCAACCTCCGCCTGTTTGAGATCAAGCGCGAGGAAAGGGAAATTCAATGAACGCTCCCGCCCGCATCCAGCTTGGCGACGGCGACGACAAGTTCCGCGAAACGGTCGTGGGCGGCTCTGAGGTGTCGGCGCTGTTTGATGCAAATTCGTGGCTGACACATTTCGAGCTGTGGCACCGCAAGAACGGCACCATTGCCACGCCTGACTTTGGTGGCGACGAGCGGATCGAGGCGGGCATTCGGCTTGAAGGCGCGATTATTGATTGGGCCTGCGACAAGTGGGGATACCGCAAGATGCCGACCCCCAAGCGCCTGGACAATGGGCGCGGGCTGGGCGGCCATCCCGACCAGAGCGTGATTTGCCCCCAACGCGGCGAAGGCATCCTTGAGGTCAAGACGGTCGATTGGCTGCAAGCGAAGTCGTGGGGCGACGAGCCGCCGCTGCAATACCAGTTGCAGGTGATGGCTTACATGGGCCTGTCCGGCGTCCGCTGGGGCGACATTGTGATTTTGGTCGGCGGGAACGAACTGCGCCGGTTTGAGATCGACTTCCGCCCCAAGCTCTATGCCGAGATCGAGCGCCGCGTTGCCGCGTTCTGGCAATCCGTGCGCGCCGGGACGCCACCGCCCGCCAACTACGCCCGCGACCTTGAGCCGATCAAGGAGCTTTACGGCGTGGGCATGGACGAGGTTGCCGATCTGACGGCCGACAATTTGGCGGCCATTGCGGCGGCTGAATATCTGGCGGCTGACGAGGCCGTGAAGGCAGCGCAGGCGCGCAAGGATGCCGCGCAGGCCGAGTTGATGGACAAGATCAAAACCGCGTCCGTCGGGCTGCTGAACGGCTTCACGCTGCGCACCACCACCATCAAGGCCACGCCCGACCGTGAGGCTGTGGCGGGCGAAATCATCAAGGGGCGCAAGGGATACCGACGCCTGACCATCAAGGAGATCGCATAATGGCTTCGCAGCCGAACAACCCCGTCGCCGTCATCAAGGATTCGGTGGCGAAACTGGCCCCGGAATTTCGCGCCGCGCTTCCGCCGCACATCCCTGTCGAGAAGTTCGTTCGCGTGGCGCAGACCGCCATTCTCACCTCGCCTGACCTGCAAAATGCTGACCGTGGTTCGCTGTTCGCCGCCTGCACCAAACTGGCGCAGGATGGCCTGCTGCCTGATGGCCGCGAGGCGGCGCTGGTGATCTTCAACGCCAAGCAGGGCAACGGCTGGACCAAGAAGGTTCAGGCCATGCCGATGATTGCCGGTGTCCTGAAGAAGATCCGTCAATCCGGCGAGGTGGCATCGATCGATTGCCATGTGGTGCATCAGAACGACAAGTTCACCTATCGCCCCGGCATCGATATGCAGCCGGTGTTTGAGCCGGATTGGTTCGGTAATCGCGGCGAACCCATCGGGGCCTATGCCATTGCCGTTCTGAAATCGGGGGAGATTGTCCCGCCTGAAATCATGAACGTCGAGCAGATCGAGCGCGTCCGCAATGTCAGCCGGGCCAAGGACAGCGGCCCTTGGAAAGACTGGTGGAGCGAAATGGCGCGCAAGACCGTGATGCGCCGGTACGCAAAGCGCTTGCCGTCCAGCACCGATCTTGAAGACCAGATTTTCGCCAAAGACCCCACGATGGATACGCGGCCTGAGCTGGTAACGGTGCAGGTCGAAGCTCCGCAAGCTGAAGCCCCGCGCCTGTCGCGCCTCGAAGCACTTGAAAGCGAGGTCATCGAGGACGCCGAAACCACCGAGGCCGAGGCCGAGCCGGAATATGGCCGCGCCGATGCTGACCACGGCGACCAGTTTGACGGGGCCGAGGATGAGCCGGCCTATGCCGCGCTGGTGCGCCGCCTGCTGGGCGGGATCGAGGCCGCAAAGAACCCGGCGTATCTCAAGGTCATCGACGACGAGTTCGTCCAGCACCGGGCCGGTCTGCCTGACGATGTGGCGGCGCAGATTGATGCCGCGTTGACGGCCAAGCGTAAGGCTATGTCGTAATGGCAGGCAGCGTGAACAAGGTGATTTTGGTCGGCAATCTTGGCGCAGACCCCGAGGTGAAGTCCTTCCAGAACGGCGGGCGCATTGCGACCCTGCGCATCGCCACGTCCGAAAGCTGGAAGGACCGCCAGACCGGCGAGCGCAAGGAGCGCACCGAATGGCACAGCGTCGTGCTGTCGGGCGATGGCCTGACCGGCGTTGCCGAACGCTACCTGCGCAAGGGGAGCAAGGTCTACGTCGAGGGCCAACTGCGCACCCGCAAGTGGCAGGACCAAAGCGGGGCCGACCGATACACCACTGAGGTTGTGCTTGGGCCGCGTGGTGTCCTGACCATGCTGGACGGGCCGCAGGGCAACGGCACCGGGCAGGCGGGCGGCAACGCTGGCGGCCATCGGCAGGACACCCGGACGCAGGGCGGCGCACAGGCCAGCAATGGCGATTGGGGCGCTGATGACCTCAACGACGAAATTCCGTTTTAACCCCCCAAGGGACCGGGCGGCCAGCCTAAGAAGCGCGCCCGTTTAATTCCATGCGCACCTATTTCCCCGGCCTAGCGTCAATTGCGCTGGCCATTGCATCGGCCTTCGTGCCGAACGTTCACGTCTCCGGGCTGATGCTGCTGGCGTCCGGCCTGCTGCTGCTGTGGTTCATTTTCGGCGATGCGCTGATGCTGAAAGACGCGCCGACAGCCACTTTGCGCGACCAATTTGCAATGGCGGCGCTGACGGGGCTGATCGCACAGTCTGCTTATGGGACATCAGCAGAATTTGCACGACAGGCTGGCTCCATGGCCGATGCCATGATGGCCGAGCGCCAGAAGGGTGGTGCGGCATGACGCCGATCGAACGCATTGAGGCCGCGACGGGGCCGGATCGGGAGTTGGATTGCCTGATTGCTGCTGAAATCGGGTTACACATAGACGGGTGCCGACACTCAATATCAGAAATGCTTACAATGTTTGGGATCGGCAGTCTGGTTGAAACGAGCATGTCTAACAATTCGGTCCTGAAAACCATTCCCAGCTACACCGTCTCCATCGACGCAGCCCTGACGCTGTTGCCGGAGGGATGGGCAATTGATCGGCTGAACATGTGGCCGGGTGCGCCAAGTTGTTGTGATGTTGTCGGGACGCATGACCATAATGGTGGGCGCTGGCACAACTTCTCGGATGGTGAGGCTAGAGGTAAAGCCGCCACACCGGCCCTTGCCCTGTGTGCCGCCGCCCTTCGCGCGAGGGAGGTGGCCAATGGCTGACCGACTGCCCATGACCCCCTCCGACCTGATCGCCCCCAGCCTGACGCACCCCGGCCTTGCGCGTCTGCTGGACGAGCCGACCACCACGCTTGCCGAACTGCGCATTGACGCCATCGCCCGGCTGGAGATTGGGCTGCGGATTGAAGACGCAACCGGCGTTGACCTGCTGGACGAGCACGAGGGGTGGAGCACCGTCGCTGATGTGATGGCCTGCTATGCCGAATGCAGCCGCCGTGGTGCGCTGGACGCGCTGATGGCGGGGGAAGGGGAGGTGGTGTTGTGAGCAAGGAACTCATCACCGTCACCGAACGCGAATTGCAGGGATGGCCGGGGGCAAGCATGACCCTCGCGCCACAGGGCAAGCATTCGAAAATGGTTCTGCAATTCAAGGACCAGACGCGAATGGTCGTGATTGCCACAACGCCAAGCGATTGTCGGGCAGTACCGAACCATCTGGCAGTCGTTCGCCGGGAACTGCGGGCGATGGGGGCGGAACGGCATCACCCCACGCCAGCCAAGCCAAAGCCCGAGCGCGCATTCAAGCCTCATATCCCTGCGTACCAGACACCATTCAAGGAATTGGACCAGACCATGACCCAACAGAACGCCAAGCCCGTCAAAAAGATCGAGGCCATTTTCGCTGCTATTGCCGACCTGCGATATGCTGAAATGCTGGAATTTTCCGGCCTGTTGTCAAGCGCGGCAGTCAGCACAGACCTAAAGCGCCGTGACGTGCATGGCTGGGCCAAGATGCTGCAAAGCGCGATTGATGGGGTGGCCGCATGACCGCAGACGTCATCACCCTTAAGCGCTGGACCGCGCACATCACCTATCGCCACGATGCGCGGAATGAGGTTCGCATGGCCTCGTTTGAAGAACTGTTCGAGCTGCATGACATCATTGAGGCGGGGCCGAACTTCTACGCAATCGAAAGCATTGTGATTCGTCCCGGCGGGCGGTGCGCACCGACCACCGTTGAAAAGGGGGACTTGTTCGCATGACCACCCCAGACCCCATCACCATCCGCGCGCGTGAACTGTTCATTGCCGCCCAGCCGCGTGGCCTTGTGGTCGAACGCGCCGCACGCAACGGGGCCTATGACGGTGGCTCCTACATCCGCGACTACATGGACGAGGCCCGCCGCCAGATCGAGGCCGAGGCGAAAGGAGGCAGGGGGAAATGAGCTGGCCCGCAGCAATGCTGCGCAAGACCGCAGCGGCCTATGTCGATATGAGCGAAGCCGCTTTCCTACGGGACGTGGCAGCCGGTAGGCTTCCCTCGCCGCAACGGTGGGGGGATGGCAAAGAGCGGTGGCTCAAGGATGCCATCGACCGCGCCATTACCGGCGAAAACGATCCTCTCCCCGCGCATCGAGTAAGGTTCAACCAGCACTATGGCAACGCCGCGTAAGCTCCCGCACGTAAAGTTTGTCCGCCGGAAATTCGGCGGCAAGGTGCATGTTTACGCCTATTTCAACACCGGTCAGACGGTGAGTGGCAAGCCCGTTTATGCCCGCCTGCCCGATCCATCTGCGCCGGAATTTTACGCCAGCTATGCGGCTTATCTGGCGGGGCGCACGAAGCGCGCAAAAGCAGGGCCGACCGTCTCCAGCCTGATTGGCGAATATTTGTCCAGCGCGGATCTGGCGGGGAAGGCCACCGCGACACAGAACCTCTATCGCATCCAACTCGCCAAAGCCGAAAAGGCCTTCGGTGACTTTCCGGTCGATGACCTGCACCCGCATGACGTTCAAAGGGTGATCGATTCGGAAGGCTGGGGCGGTGGGACGATCAACGCATTTACCGCGGCGATCAGCACCATGTATCGTTGGGCAAAGAAGCGCGGGAAGGCCACCGTCACGCCGACAGACGGCATCGACAAGGCCAAGATGGGGCAACATGAGCCATGGCCAGACGATATGCTGGAGGCTGGGCTAAAGGCGGATGATGCGACCATTCGCCTTGCCGTGCGCCTGCTCTATTACACCGGCCAGCGGATCGGCGATGTCTGCAAGATGCGCTGGGGGCAAGTGCGCGCCGGGGAGGTTTCCTTCGTCCAGCAAAAGACCAAGATCGAACTAGTGTTCCCGCTCCATAGCGAGCTGGCCACCGAGCTGGATCAAACCCCCAAGCGCGGGATCTACATCCTGTTGACGGAATCGGGCGCGCCAATGCAGCCCGCCCGCCTGCGCGATCTGATCGATGCCTTCACCACCGGGCTTGGTCGAAAATGTGTCCCCCACGGCCTGCGCAAAAACGCGGTGAATGCGCTCCTGGAGTCGGGCTGCACACTGCATGAGGTTTCATCGATCACCGGGCAGAGCATCCAGATGGTCGAGCATTACGCCGCCCGCGTGAATCGCCGGAAGCTAGGCACGGCGGCTATGCTGAAATTCGACACTGGCGGCAAAAAGTCCGCTTCCTGATAGTGGAATTCCGCGCTATAGTGCGGACATGGATTGGAAGAAATACCTCCGCGCCGACGAGAAGGACAGGCTGTCCGAGATCGCGGCGCTCCGCCTTTCCTTGGCCGCCGAAGCCCGCCGCATTTACGACCGCTGCTTGAAGCGTTCAAAGCGGGAACGGGAAAAGCGCCGGGAAAACGATTTGTAAACCATTGTGGGAAAAGCGGTAATTTGGCCTTGGTGTTAACCACGAAATAAGAGCCTGATGCCTAAATGCGCTGGATTGACCGATTGCCGAGCCACCAGAGGGGGCCAATTTGACCTATATGTACAGCAATGCCGCGTGCGAGAACGCGACCCCGGTTTCGCTTGATTCGGTGCTGCCGGACGCAGTTGCTGCGCGAGTCGTTGTGGTGGGACTTGGCTATGTGGGGCTGCCTTTGGCGGTGGCTTTGGCCGGGCGGTTCGAGACGGTGGGGCTGGATATTGACGCGCGCCGCATTGACGAACTGGCCAAGGGGTATGACCGCACCAATGAAATCAGCGCGGAGCGGCTGGAGGCCAGCACGCTGGCGTTGAGCGCGGACCCGGCGATCTGCCCGCCGGCCGATTTCTATATCGTCACGGTGCCAACGCCGATTGACGGCGCCAACCGCCCCGATCTGCGCATGGTTGAGGCCGCGTCACGAACCGTATCGGCGATGCTGGTCGCGGCCGTGGCCGAAGGGCGCACGCCGGTAGTGGTGTATGAATCGACCGTCTATCCCGGCGTCACCGAGGAGGTCTGCGCCCCCATTCTGGAGGCAGGATCGGGCCTGAAATGCGGACGGGATTTCTATCTGGGCTATTCGCCTGAACGCATCAACCCCGGCGACCGCGAGCACACGATCGACAAAATCACCAAAGTGGTTTCCGGACAGACGCCCGAAGTGCTGGAGCGTGTCGCCGCCCTGTATGACGCGATCACCAGCGGGGGCGTGTTCCGCGCCGCCAGCATCAAGGCCGCCGAGGCGGCCAAGGTGATCGAAAACGCACAGCGC